CGAGCTGATCGGCATGGGCCACGGGCTGATCGACAGCGGGGACGTGTCCACCAACATCGCGCTCCTACCGGGCCGCAGCGGTGGGCAGACGCTCATCGGGGGCACGGCTTCGGGCGACGACCTGACGCTCCAGTCCACGAGCAACGCCACCAAGGGCACGCTGTTTCTCGACGACGCGGTTGAGCTGTGGCCCTCCATACCAGACATCACCGCGACGGACTTGGCGGCCCTGCAGTTCAGCGCCGATCTCGCCCTGAGCGGCATAGTAATAGACCTGGCGGTGATTGCTATCAAACCAACGGTCCACATTGGTCAGGCCAATAGTTTTAAGGGTACGCTTAGCGCGGTCAGCTCGCAAGGCATGACGATCGCGCACGACAGTGCCGTTAGCGCGCTCCTGCCGAACGTTCAGTTCCTCGACGCCGCGCACACAATCTTGAATAGCGTCGCTGCTACAAGTCCGGGCAGTCGCAACTTCTGGGATAGGACCATCACCAGAACGACTGGCGCAATCACGTCCACTGGCGGCGATGCAATTAGCTTCTATGGCAACCCGACGTACAGCGCAGTCAGCGGTGCAACGCAGGTATTCACTTCGGCCACGGGCTTCAGTTGGGCACCGCTTGTGAATACCGACAACGCTTCGGATGATGGCGCCGCGAGTACGATCACGACCACGACTGGTGTTAAGATCAACGAAGCGGTGGCCGACGTCGGTACGGGCACCGAGGCGATCACCACGCAGATTGGTATCGACGTTGCGGCCCTCGCGTTTGGCGCGACGAACATCGGCATCAGGAACGCCGACAAGACCGTATTCACGCCGGGCTCGCAGGCGATCGCAGCGGCGGCCAACACGATCACCTGCACGGCCACGGCGATGCACCTGACGACGGTAGCTGGGACTACCGTGATGACGAGCAATCCGACCGTTGCGGACGGTGCCGCTACGGGCGACACTTGCATCCTGACCAATGTGGACGCGACAGCGGCGGATTGCATCACGTTCACCAGGACGACGCTCGGTCTGAGACTCGGCGCGGCAACGCGCGTGATGTGCCCGAACGACGCGCTGACGCTCTACTACAACGGCACCGATTGGGTCGAGCTGGCGTGGGCAGACAACTCCTGATGCGCGCCATTGCTGCCATCGTTCCGCTACTCACACTCGCAGGAGCATTGTCATGAGCCGCAGATGGTGGGCACCGACGCCTGACTCGAGCGAGACGCCAGAGCTTTGGCCCGACCTGGTCACGCTCGCCGCTACCGTGCTCGGCGAGGCAGAGGGCGAGAGCTACATCGGCAAGCTCGCGGTGGCGTGGGTGGTGATGAACCGCGTGGCCGACTCGCGCTGGCCGGATGAGCCCGGCGCGGTGTGCCTGCAGAAGCTCCAGTTCTCATGCTGGAACGTCGGCAGCTCGCGCTTGCACTCGATGTTCAACCCGAGGAAGACGATCAAGGAGCGCCTGTGGAACGATTGCTTCAAGGCTGCCATGGGGGCGGTGTTCGGACTCGACCCCGACCCGACTAGCGGCGCAAATCACTACCTCGCGCCGAAGTCGCTGAAGTTCATGCCGCGCTGGTACGACGCCAGCAAGGTGGTCGCGAAGATCGACGACCACGAATTTCTGTTCCTCTGAGAGACGACGCTGATGATCAAGGAGATGTTCGAGTTCCTCGCCGAGAAGGGCCTGCTGAGTCCGACGATCATCGCCATGGCGCTGATCGCGGTGGTGTACGTCCAGAGCGGCGTGGACGCGGAGCAACGCACGTTGATCAACGACCTGAACGAGCAGCAGCGCGCTACGTCGAAATCCATGGAGGAGGCGACGACGAACAACCGGATCACGGCGGCGATCCTGAGCCGGATCGATGAGCAAGGCACGAAGGCCTTGATGACACACCTGGCGCGTGAAGCGGAGCGCCGCGAGCAGGCGCTACAGGACAAGGGGGTGCGACAGTGAACTTCAACCTATCCACGCAGGCTGTGACGCTGATTCGCGGGGCGCTGATGCTCCTCGCGGTCCTGTTCGCGACCGACACCATCCCGACGGGCATCGACGGTGGCGGTACGAAGGTGGCCGCGACGCTCGCCGTGATCCTCTCCATGCTCGCCGCCGGCGACAAGACCGAGCCCGAGCTGCGCAAGGCGATCCAGGACGGGCGGTTGTAGCGGGTGGCGCGCAACGACAACGTGCTCCCGAACAGCCAGGGCGCGTGGATCGGCTTCCTGATCAAGGCGCTGATCGCAGTGCTGACGGCGTTTGTGAGCTAAAAACAGTGCAACGCTGCACGATTCACCTTGCATCGCTGCAAGGTTAAGAGTAGGGGGGACTAATCATGCGCGGAACCAAGTCCACGGGTGGCGAGCTGAAGAACCAGAAGGCACGCACGTTCGAGATGCCCGCAAAGCCGGGGGCATCGGGCTCGAATCCGGACGGCAAGCACCTGCAGGCCAAGGGCGACGAGACTTGCGGCACCTGCGGCAAGGGTGGTTACGACAGCAAGATGCCCAAGGGGTCGTATTGAGCACGCTCCGCGATACGTACCAGCCTGGCGACGCCTCGCAGGAGATTGCCGGCGAGAAGCACGCCACATGGCTAGACGCAGTGGCGGGCTACCTCGCGCGCCGGCGACGCATCCTGATGCAGGGCGTCACGACCAAGCCTAGCTTCGACGCCGAGCGCATCCGCGAGCGACTCAAGGTGCTCGTGGAGGTCGGGCAGACGCTCGGTGCCGAGATCGGGGCAGTTGACCCGGCGGCAGAGGAGACGATCGCCCGTACGCCGCAGATGTCACGCGAGGACCACCAGGTCGCGCTCTCGTACCTGCTCACTCCTCTCAACTGGCGATCCACGCGACGCCCGGCGATCGAGCGACGCCGGCAACTGGCGCTCGCCGAGTGGGAAGCCGACACGGACTCGAACAAGAACTTGGCGCTCGCCGCCGAGCTCGAGGAGCTGCTCGCGTTCCTCGACGCGGTAGAGACAGACGCGCGGCTCGTAACCGGGCAGCGCAATCGCACGGCTCTCGTTGGGAGTCACCCCCTTTCCCCCGATATGGTCCCGAGGAACGCGATGTAAGGTGCCCGAACCTACCGAAGAGCAGCGACAGCCCTCAGAGATGGAGCAGTTCTCGCACGCGCTCCGTCAGGACCTTGGTCAGTTCTCGCAGAACGTCTCGCAGCGACTGAACGCGATCGAGCAGCGCGTAGCGCAGCCGGCACAGCCGTCGGCACAGCCGCAGGCCGCGCCGAACCTGTCAGAGCTGGAGCGGATCAACGCGCAGCTACGCGAGCGCGTGATCAGCGACCCCCTCGGCTACACCAAGGAGGTCATTGGGACTGCCACGCAGCAGGCGTCAGCCGCAGCCAGGCAGATCATCGAGGACGAGCGCAGGATGCAGCAGCTCTCGACCTCGTACCAGAACTTCTGGGCGGGCTTCTCGCAGTACAACACCGATGTTGCGGCGTTTGGCGCGCAGGTGGAGGCGAACCTGCGCAGCGGCGGCGTGGACGCGCAGCAGATGATCTCTCAGGGGCGCAGCGAGGAGTTGTCGCGCTACGCCGACCAGGCTGCGAACCAGATTCGCGGTGCGATCGCGCAGCGGATCGAGTGGGAGAAGCAGACCGCCGACCGGCAGCGCAACGGTGCCAGGCAGGCGTCCGGCGGGCAGGGTGGCAACTACCAGTACGGCCCACAGGGTAGCGAGCGCGCACCCGAGAGCCGCGACCCTAAGGCCGAGCTGCAAGAGGCGGTCGATGACCTGGCCGCGCAGCGCAACAAGAAGATGTGGGACAAGATCGACACTCCGGAGTACCGGGACCAGGCTCGCACGCGCGAGGATCGCGTGAAGCAGGACCGGTACGTCGCGAATGGGCGACGGTAGGCGTCCGTTGGCAATTCGTCGCGAGTCGTTCACTCGCTTGGTTCAACTCCTGATGCGTCCCGAGATGTGGGTGTTCTGATATGCCAGGAATGGATTGGCTGAGTAACGCGACCGGCAAGTTCTTCTCCAACAACACGCTGTCGCGCAAGTCGCGCGCGATGGGCCAACCGCAGGTCAGGTTCCGGCAGTTCTGCAAGCGCGACCCGCAGTACGGCAAGCGTAGCGGACAGATTCTCCTGTTCGACAAGATCGGCAACGCCAGCGGCACGCCTAGTGGCGGCCGTATTCTGGGTTTCGGCGACCCGATTCCTCGCGGCAACTTCCTGATCACGCAGGGCACATGCACTGCGACGCCTTCAGGCTTCGCTATCCCCTGGATGGAGGAATTCGAGACGTTCTCGGAGTTCGAGGTGCGCGACCCGATCTCGTCGCGGCTGTCGGACGATGAGGTCAAGGCACTCGACTGGCGTGCGAGCAATGCGTTCTACGCCGGCAAGGTGATCTACATCCCGACCGGCTCGACCGACACGCCGACGGCGACGTGGGACAACGACGGCACCGCGAGCACGGCAGCTTCGCGCGACTGGCAGGTCTGGGACCTGCGCAACATCATCGACGGCCTCCAGTACGGCGTCTATGGCTCCAGCGCGTCAGCGCCCGTCGAGCCGTGGGATGGCGTCAACTACATTTGCGTCGGCTCCGTGCCGGCGATGCGTGCCCTGAAGGACGACCCGGATTGGGAGAAGGCGAATTACTACGGCGACCCGGAGAAGCTCTTCTCTGGTGAGACTGGACGCCTCTACTCGACTCGCTGTGTCGCCAACAACAACGACAACCTGGGCAACAGCGGCAAGATCGGGACGACCGCGTACAAGGGCGAGGCCATCATCTTCGGCAACGACCCAGTGATGGAGGTCGTGGCGACGATGGAGGAGATCCGGGAGGCCATCCCTGGCGACTTCGGTCGCGACATGGCGCTCGCTTGGTACTACCTCGGCGGCTTCGCGCACATCTGGTCCTATAACGCAACGACCGAGCCCGACAACCGAGTCGTGCGACTCGGTTCGAGCTGAGGAGAGCGGGCAAATGGCAGAGCAGAGCTACAGTAGCACTCAGACGATCACTGGAGTCAACACCTCCGGTGCCGCCGTGGGTATCAACATCGACGGGACTGCAATCATGCGAATCCCGCCGATGCTCGCAGCCTTCAAGATCACACATTTCCGCGTTGGGATGCAGACCAGCTACACGGGAGCGACCGCGACCGTGGTGACGGTCACGCGCGAAATCAAGATGGGAACCACTACCAGTGCCGTCAGTATTGGCACGTTCACTATCCCCATCAGCGCGGCACTGGGTGACGTGTTCGACATCCCGGTTGCGGCATGGGGAGACACTGAGCTGGCGGCTGGCGAATCGGTGCTGTTCACCTCGGGCGGCGAGGCAGATCCAACCACGACTGCGTGGTTTGGCATCCGTGGCTACGAGTTCACCGAGTTCAGTACCGGCGACGGCACGACTGCCGCTCCGTCGGTGGCGAAGCCGCGTTCGGGAGTCGGCAGCTACAAGAGCCTCATCGGGACTGAGGTGTGATCATGAACGACAGCCTTGGCAAGCAGGGCAGTCGGCCTGGCAACACGCGCTCGGAGCGGCTCGCGAAAGCTCGCTCCGGCGCGTTTGCCGGGAAGTCATACGCGGAGGACGCGAACCTGCGTCGCGGGCCGGTCGATATCAAGCAGGCCGGGCAAGGCACGAGCGTCGTCAAGAAGACGCCGCTACGGCCCGAAGCTCCGACCGGGGACCCGTGGAAGCGTCCCGACTACGCGAAGCCGGGGGCGTACTGAGCAATTTCACTGAGGCGCTCGGCGGGCGGAAGCTCGGTCCACATACCGACCGTCGCGCCGAGCGTAACGAGCACCTGAGAGATTGGGTGCGGAA